CTTTCTCATTTATTCTGTTTTTTACACTACTTTCTTTTTCCTTCTAAAATCAAGAGAACCTTGCAAACATTGAGTTTGCAAGGTTTCGATGAAATTGATATATTCTCTTTTCCTATCTCTTGGTTATCGCTTACAGAACTTTTTTCCTTATAAAATGGTCGTTTGCAAATCGTTTGATCTCTGTGTGTACTCTGCCTTGCCTTGTTCCAACTTTCTTTGGTTGCTTATTGTTCCTAATTAATTTCAGCTTTTAAGCCTGCTGCCTCAACGCTCTTTAGCACTTCTAACGCTGTTTCCTTGCTAATTTCTTCGGCAAAAAGTAACTTGTATAGTCCTTTTTCAATAATTAGTTTCACTGAAAAGCCTTTTTTCTTTGCCCCTCCTGCCGCCATCATTGCCTCATTTTTGCTTTTAAAACCGCAGGATGTTAATTTATGCACACTATCAATATCTGGCAATTCCTGCGCCGCCTGTATAGTTGTTGCTGTTGATTCCTGTATTGTTTTCTTTGCCAACATTATACCTCCTAATCAAATTTATAATAATACTATTGCCCCGCTCTCGCTAATCCGGTCAGCGGTCAACATCCAACCGTCCGGATCAAAAGCATAGTAACTGCCGCCAATCTCCTGCAGGGTTCCTGCTGGGTATGTGTACCCCGCCATTACATACCACCATGCGCTGCCAGATTCCTTAATCCAACCCTCTACATAATTGCCTGATATCCAACCATCTGGAATCTGCAACCAAGCATTGCCATTAACGAATGCCTTGCCGGTCGGGTATACTGTTGTTCCTTGGGATAGGGTATCCACGATATTCCCCGTCTTGGGGTAATCTCGGACGTACAGGGATAATGCTGTTATGGTCAAGCCAGCCACGCCGGTAGCGATCTCATATGTGCTTGATACGTTGCCGCTATCCGTATAATCAATGTCGCATAGCTTCAATACATGCGTCCACGCCGTAGCGGATACCTTGGACTTGATAGTGCCATAATCAATCCCCTTTGCTTCTACACAATAACCATTGCCTATATATATGCCAATATGACCGGACTTCCACAATGCCCATCCAATCATACTTTCATCCAGCTTGCCGATTGCCACCGTTTGGGAGGCAGTGTCCTTATAGTTTGAACTGCCCCTAAGTATGCCGGTCAGCCAACTAATTAGACCACTACAGTCTGTACAAGCCTGTCCGATATATTTTTTTGCTTTCGCTATATAAGATGTTGTGAATGTGGATGGATATAATGCCGCCCACGTATTGATCTGCGACTGCGTAAGTACCGCCCCTTTTGCACCGTACACATATGGTGTCCCTAATTTGCTTTCACACCATGCTACTAATTCCGCTTTCGTTTTCAAATAAAAATCCTCCTCGAAATGATATTGAGGACGGTCACCCGTCCTCATGATTTGTTGCACCACTGCAACTTTTATTGTTTACCTTATTTCACACTTGGCCCATGCTTTGGATCCTGATCGCCGTTAGCACTGCTCGGCGCAGTCGGATCCGGCCCACGGAATGGCCGCTGATCAACCGCCTTCTGTGGCCCTACGCCCGGCCCTGTTTCCACACGATGGCCGCAATCCATATCAGGATGGCTATGTTCCTTTTCGTTAATTCTGCAATCATCCGCTGCGTGATCTTCCTGTTTTACATAATCCTTCGACATAATAATGTCCTCCTTTAAATTTTTATTGAAAAGTTGCGGTTTGCAACTGATCTTCGTTGTTGTACTTGCTGTTTATTCCACCTTTTCCTCCTTCTTTAAGTTGCAACGCTCTTGCAATGTGCAGATGTTACAATTTTGGCTTTTGCACACTACATCGTTGATCTTATTGTCTAATTTCTCGTCCGCTATTTTGAGCGTTTTTATTAACCAGACAGGTACTTTTTCCGGTATGATTACATAAAGATTTTCTAAAATGCTTGTAAGTTCATTCACAAGCATTACGGCGGTAACATACCAACCGATCAGCATGGCAAATTCTAAGTTCGTACCTATGCTTACGCCTACTTCCATAATGCACCACCCAATTAAAAAGGCGGTGCCGATCAGTACGAAATACATAACCTTTTTGATAATCCCCTGCAATCCGGTTTTTGAGTTCCAATCACGCAAAAAATACTTTGCTTTTATCCACCCTGTCGCATAGTCCAATACAACCGATATAAAGAACAAGACAAGTATAAAAGGCACCTGCCCGAATACAGCGGCGATCGCTGTGAATATGGCTGAAATACTTAACCCTGTGGTGTTTGCTGTTGGCGTTGCCGCCTTTACTGCTAATAAAAAATCTTTCATTATTGCCTCCTTTTTTTGTAAAAAAATAAAGCCTGTCGGCTTTTTAATCTCCATCTTTTAAAGTCTAAAACAAATGGGAACATTGAATTTGCTAGCCACATTAGCCGTATTAACCACCCCTGAATCAGATACATAGACTACATCTACATCTGATCCTTCTGCTAATGTCATAGTCCACCACGGCACGTTACTTAAACGTCCCTCTTCAACAACTATCGCTTTTATCCTATTCACCTGACCACCATTTGCAAATAGGGGATATTGCACCTGACCAACTGGTGACCAACGATTAGAGCCGCAAGCAACTGTACCAAATATTTCATACTCTGTTGGTAACCATAGTAAATCTGTTGTATATGCTTCTGCCCCTGTTGCATTGTATGGAGATTTTTCATCATATTTTTCCTCCATATACATATATTTCCTTGTAATTAACTCTTGTATGCTTTCTGGAAGTTCCTGCGACAATGCCCCCAACCAAGAACGCATCAGACTATTACAGTAAGGTGCTTTTAAAGTACTGGTCACACCATCATTATTACAGTCCTCGTTCCACATATAAGTTAACCTTGGGTACAATTCTATTGATATCCAGTCAATGTGATGCTTGGGGTAATTCGATTTGAAATCATATGCCGCATAGGTATTAATACCGGCTACCTGCATGCGTACCGTATATTCTGTTGTAACCTCTCTTTCTGTATGCGAAAGCGTTAATTGCTTATAGTCACCAACATAAATATTGTTTTCTTTCGTGGTTCCTTCTTTCGCAATTGTTGACAATTCTTCCCAACTGAATTTTGTCAATTCTCTGCCAACGTACAATAAATTGCTGAAATATTCGCCCCTGATTTCTTTCAAATATATATCATTATTTATTAGCTGCTTAATCACCGCATTATAAACATCCGCATGAACCGGATCTGTTACCTCAAAGGCTCTAACCTGTGCTGTAAATTCTGGTGGGCTTTTAATTTCATGATGTGGCATCTCTTTTCCTCCTTAAAAAATTTCATCCATTTCAAAACTAAATTCCATATCGCTATCCTTACCTTTAGATAAAAATGTTTTATATGCTATCAGATCGCCCTCCTCGTCTATTAACCCCTGCTCGCTTATACTTTGATTTGCGAGATCCGCTTTACTCAACTTTGCCAGATAGCGGCATGTTGTGGGAATTGGAAAACTGTAAGAATCTATAGCTTTAGCCAATAACTCATTTCTTAATGCTGTTTCTTCCCCTGTTTCCGCTATCACACCCCCTTGCTGGTCTATGCCGCCATCACCAAATGCCATTTTTGCAATCTTAGGTAATGGTATTTCCCCTGCGTGCGCCCTGCAAAGCTTTTCCCTGCCTATTGCGGTTATAACTCCTGCCATTTTGTTCACTCTCCTTTTCTTGTTCATTGATTATATACAAAAAGCGACCGTTTCCAGTCGCCCTTTATATTTCATATATTGTTGCTGCACCCATGAAAATACTACCATCCATTTTATAACTACCATCATTATACACAATATCTTTTTCAATCTTTAGTTTTCCTGCGTATCCTGTAAAAATACGAACTTCATCTGTTACGGTCATTTGCAATGGATAGAAATCATGAGATTGATCCGTAATATATCCATTCATATAACAAGAACCATCCATTTTATAGCTGCCATCATTCACAATCATTTCTTTATGTCTTATATGGAGTTCATTCTTTATCTTTAAATTGCGTAACCCTATTGCGATATTATTAACAGCATTTGTATTTGTTATAAAGCCTGTCTCATTACTCAACTTTGAGCAAACCTCACCCATTATGTTTATTTGCAAAGGGTAAAAATCATGAGATTGATCCGTAATATATCCATTCATATAGTAAGTTCCATCCATCTTATAGCTGCCATCATTCACCAGCGTTTCATTATCCCTTATATGAAATTCACTTTTTAGCATTAGGTTGCTACACGTACATATTATAGCGTTTATATTGCTTAAATGAAAAACAAAGTAGTAAAAAATATTTAATGGTAATATTTCATCTGCCAATTTTGACATTATCTGCAAACTGTTAGTATCTTCATATAATATAATGCCCAGATCCTCATTGTAATAATCTATCTTAAATGCAATCTGTGCATATCCTAAAAGAATCTCCCTTAGCTTATTTAGACTTATTTTTTTATTGTTTATTCTTGCCAGAATATTGGCACGTCTTTCTTCTAAACTCTGGTTTTTATCCGGCACTATATTTAACATATTCTCAAAACGTATAACGCCGGAAAGATTAGCCGTAAGTACGAACATATTATTTCCAACATCTTTTGATGCTTGCTTTAATTTTAAAAATTCAATATCCTCTGATTTGGCAATCTCTTGAATTTCTTTTATATTTTTAATGATTGGCGGATAATATGAAATTATATTTCTCTGCATATCAATTCCCCTCTGATCGGAATCTCGTTAGATTCTAAAATCAAATTTTCTTCATTTCCATTTAATTGTGTTTCCTGTACATCAATAACCCCTTCCACGCTTGCAATCGCCGAATTGATCCGTAAAATTCTAACGGTGATATAATCCGTATTTTCCCACCCTTTAGCTAGTTCCAAATAATACTCGTCTAATTTGGTCTGAATTATTGGCAATAATTCTTCCCACTCATACCCACTGTCTAAAGTTATTTTTGCAACGATCTCTACAAGTTTTGATTCACATGGAAGTAAATCCACCACATGATAAATACTGGCTTTCCCTTCGCCTTCCCCTTGTTTACCAATAGGATCTATAATTTCTTGAATATCTGAAACCAAGGTTGTATTTGGTGTACTAAACTGACTATCCAAAAAATAAATATTGATCCGGCGTTGTTCGCTTGTAACCCTATAGATTTTACAGGCTCCCACCCCTTCCATTTCATTCATAATCTGCTTATATTGTGTTCTGTTTCCGCCAAAAGCCTGTGTTGCACTTATAATGGAAAAATACCGTGCGCGAAATGTTTCAGTTTCTTCATCATCCCTCGCAGGTGTTAATAGTTCAATCAGTTCTCCGTTTTCATACCCATTAATGTATTGTATGGGCAGCAAGTCACCTTGTTTTACATTACCTTCCACCCCTTTTGTTTCACACATAAGACGGTAAGTTAATGATTCCATTTTTTCAATGCATTTATAGGTCATTTTACCTGCTGAAAATCTACTATTGATATTAACATCAATGTTAAAAATTGCTTTCCAAATTGCATTTGTTTTTTCTAATGGTACAATTCCCTGTTCTTTGGCTCTTAATATTAAATGTTCCCTGTCAGCCGTTTCTGCACTTCCATTTTGATCTATAACCCTCAAATTAATATACGCCTGTTCAAATTCTGTCGCTGCTCCTGCAAAAGAATGGTGGATTAATGTTCCTTCTCCTGTATTTACGTCACTGTCTACACCATTAATCAGATCAAGCATAATATTGTTGTGCGTCTTATCTTCTAACATATAGTCACCCTCCTACCCTGCGCTTGCTATGGCTATATTTTCTATGTTTAGATTTCCATAGATTGTATTTACAGTAAAACTGATCTGTAGTTTACTACCATTAAGATTAGTTGAAAAATCAGAAATGCTTTGTATATGTTCATTTATTAATAGACAATCCTCTGTCATTCTATGGGCTTCTGCTTCTATATGTTCATCCGTATATCCCTGTCCTATTAAATCCTCAAATTCACTCCCATAATCCCACGTGTAAATATGATATCTATATCTTGCCACTTGCAAAGTAAGCCAAATCCAAACTTTTATGGCTTCTAAACCCTCAACGATCTTTCCGGTCAATTGTCCTGTTTTAAAATCTATTTCATATTCCTTGGGAGTTTTCTTCTCATTCGCTCTTAACTTCCACGAATCATCATTTTCGATATATGCAGGAAATAAACTCATATCCTTACCAACCTTTCTAAAATTATATATTTTTCATCACTCAACCGATACAATGCTACTTCGTCACCTTTTTTTAACGGACTGCAAAAAGTAGTTGCATTCTGCTTCGATGGGGTATCATTATCAACTGCTTTGTGATATCCGGTTAGCAGGTGTTCCGCAATCATTAAATCACTACCTGTTAATTCCAGATTACCAGTACTACAGGAGGTTGCGCTATTCATCACTCCTATTTGTATGGGGCAGGTATTATCTCTATTTCCTTCGCTTCGCATAACCTTTAATAGTTCCTCATAAGCGTTCATAGTTCCCTCCTATGTTTCTTGACTACTATCTTCTTTGCTATCCATGATATTTTTAAAATTTAATTCAAGGCTCATTGTATGAGTGCCGTTTTCCCAAACATGGGTATCGCTATCAATCCAAAACAAACCGCTTAAACCTGTTGATTTGTCATATACTTCTACTCCATTGCCAGCAACACATTTCAAATCACCATTAATTCCTTCCAGTGTTACGTTCATTTCTATGCCATTTAAAAGGTTTTCTGCTGCCAGTGTTTCATTTACTCCCTTTTCTTTTTTATATGTTTGTTGATAAACGCCATATTGTTTTACCCATTCATCATTTTTAATTTCACCGATCTGTTTCCCTGTATCATCATAAATTTTTATTACATTAGCCATATTCTCTATAGTTTCTTGGTACGATGTATTAGTTATGTTGTATTCCTCTGCAAGTACAAAATTTTCTATCTGCGTACCCTTGATCTCTACTAACAATTTAGTACCATCCATCCGGCAAATATATTTTTCACCTGTTTGTCTGGCTGCTTTCGTATAAGCCAGCATAATAATGTCATATATTGTGCTGCCATCTACAATCATTTTTTTAATTGTTGCTTTTGTCTCTGCTATAGTTCCCATCTCAATGGAAAAATCCGCACATACCTTTTTTGTTATATCCTCTGCTGTTGTGTCAGCAAAATTATAAACAGCGGTACTTTTTAGCAGGTGTATTAGCAAATCATTGCAATTGTAAGTTACCATTCCTGTTTCACTGGTTTTTTCTCGTGTTTGCACTTCTCCATAAAATATTAAATTACTATTTTCATATAACTGTATCACGTCACCCGTTGCAATAGTAAGCTGTACAATATTTTTATCATCCGGTGCATTCGTAACTGCTATTTCTGCTGTTCGTGCTGCTTGCGATGTTGAACCTCCCCAACTCACACTTGTTACAAGTTGTGTAATATCTGTAATACTCCCATCTTTCCGATTTGTCCATTCTATTATCATACTGAAATCACCAACACCTGACCGGGATATATTAGATTGGGATTTCCCCCAATAACCCCTATATTTTGATTATAAATTGCCTGCCAGTTTGCACTTGAACCGGTTAAATTTTTTGCTATTTTACTTAGGTTGTCGCCGCTTTTTACAGTATAGGTTGTACTTTTTACTTCCTTTGCTGTCCGGTTTGTATCTACTGGCTCTATATTATTGGTTACGACTTCTTTTTTTTCTACTGTCTTCACTTTTGGCTTGCGATATTCTTTAAGTTCAATCGTAAAGTTAATGTCTTTTGTACCGTCATTTTCTCCCCATGTAAAACTTTCTATTGTACACTCCATATTTACCGGCGTTCCTGTCATTGTTATTCTTAATATCCCTTTATCTTTCATTTCTTCAATGATCTGCACGCTTTCTTTCGGTGTTGGAAATCCTGTATACTGGCAAAAATAATACTTACGCTTTGGAAAAAAAGAGGCAAAAGAAACCGTTTTAAGATTTCTCTTGCCTAACAAATTTATTTCACCTAATGAGTTGATATTAACCGATGTGTTATTACTTGTACTTGTCAACTCATACTCTGCTGGTATTACTGCAAATCTAAACTTTTTTCCTTCCTGCTTGAGCCAAATTTCCACTACTATCCCTCCCTTATGTCGCACCGGTATTTAATGCCACTTTTTTCAGTTTTAATGCTAACGCTTCGGCTATTCTATCTATATCCTTGTCATTGCGCACCTCTATTTTGTCTGCCAGTTTCTGTATAGTTATAGTAATGGATCCGGATCCGCCTGCTGCTGCGCCCTCCTGTCTTGCCATGCTGACCGATTTGTCATGTGGGTAGACCCTTGTGCCTCTTGGAAGGTCTACTATTTCACCGCCTCGATCGTGAATCATTGCCGTACCGCCCCGCCAATTATCCGTACCTTTGTATAGCATCGGGATTGTAGGGATATTGATTGAAAAGGCATTACCGCCGATTAGTGGCACCCAATCAGGAACCGTTATACCCAAATTGTTAATGCCGGAAATTGCACCATTGATAATACCAATAACCGCATTAATTGGTGTTTTACATAATGCGACAAGGCTTTCAAATACGCCGGAAAATATAGTTTTGACACCTTCCCACGCCTGCGACCAATTGCCAGTAAATACGCCGGAAATAAACGTTGTGATACCGTCAAATACCGTCATTAGTCCGCTGATGATTTCCGTTATACTCTGTACCGCTGCCGAAATGCCACCGGAAATTGCAGAAAATGCAACTTCAACCACCGGAACGATAACGCCCATCGCTTTTTGAATTGCACCGGATATAAAACTAAATGCTGTCCCTGCAACCGCCTTAAAAGCTGTAATAACCGCCCCTGCGGTGCTGCATGTATCACTTACCTTCTTCCCGAAAATGTTTGCTACTACGGTAGCCGCCGCCCTTACAACTTTCCCAATTGCTCCAAAAACTGTGCCAAATATGGTTTTTAAGTTATTTATGATGCTGCTAACCCTCGTCTTTATATTGTTTATGTTTGCGCTGAATTTGTTCATATCAACGCCGCATTTGGTTAGCACATTCTTTATTGCAGTTCCTACTGACGCAAATATCGTTTTTATGATATTCATGTTTTTAAAGCTGTTAATTGCTCCTTTTACCATGTTTGAAATCATAGTAAATGGTACCTTAATGGTATTTACCAAACCGGTCAATGCGCCACCTGCTACGGTTTTCAATCCATTCAGTGCACCCTTCCAATCGCCGGTAAACACCCCTTTGATAAACTGCGAAATGCCACTTAAAACGGTTTTTACGTTGTCAATCAATGGTTTTATTGCCTGCACAAATTCTTCCACAAGTCTTTTTGCTGCGCTTATGGCTATATCCCATGCCGCCGTTACCGTATCAAATGCCGCCGCTATTTTGTTCATGGTACTTTCTGGCAGGAAATTGGAAAAGGCAGTAAGAACAAAATTCTTAATTGCGTTTATCCTGCCTTTAAATATGTTCCCTATGGTGTCCAATATGCCGTTACAAGCTGTTTTAAACCCACCTAAAGCTATTTCCATGTCTCCGGTGAAAACGCCCTTAAAAAACGTTCCCACGCCGCTTAAAGTAGTTTTGAAACTTTCAAATATCTTTTTGGCATCTTCCACCATGCCGCCTATGCTTGCTTTTACCCCATCGGCAACTGCTGTAATTACTGGCAGTGCCTTATCAAATGCCTTTACTAACCCGTCTGCAATATCAGCCGGAAATATATTTTTCAGGCTATCTTTAAAGCCATCTGCGGCACTATTCCAATTCCCCATGAATCCACCGGCGAAAAAATCCAGCAAGGCACTGAATACTTTTAACCCTTTGTCTATAGCTGTTGTTATTCCGTTAAATGCGCCTGCCGCTGCACCTGCAATAGCTTGGAACCCCTCGTTTATTTCCGGTACGCCTTCCCCGATACTTCCGGCAAAATCCTTTTTAAATGCGGCTGCTATGCTTTTGCAAAATCCAGTTATTTTCCCAACAATTTCACCTACCGTATTACTGATTGAGGTAAATTTATTTTTAAATCCTTCCACGGAAAAACCTGCTTTTTCAAATGCATTATTAAACCATTCGCCCACACTGGAAAGAAAAGATTTTACTTTATCCCAATTTTTTATAATTAATACGGCTGCTACTGCGATTGCTGCCAGAACTCCGATCACGATACCGGCAGGACTTGTCAACGTTCCGACAATGCCTCCAAATTTAGAAATAGTTTTCATGATTGTTCCGAACGTCTCTTTTGCCGTTCCTACGGCTGTAACCAGTTTTCCGAATATCATGATTGCCGGACCCACCGCCGCCGCAATGCCCGCCCATTTCATGATGTTGTTCACCTGTGCATCGCTCAAATTGTTTATGTACTCTGCTGCTGTTTGAAACCATGAAACCGCTTTTTTGATATACGGCAATAATTTATCACCTATGGTTATCGCTATGCCTTCGATTGCGGATTTTAAGATCACGATCTGACCGTTCAAATTGTCGTTCATGATTGCCGCCATTTCCTCGGCGGCTCCTGCTGAATTTATAATTGCACCGTTTAGTTTTTCAATGTCTGCCGGTGCTGCGTTCATAATTGCAAGAAATCCGCTCATTCCTGTTTTTCCTGCGAGCATTTCCGCATTTGCCGCCCGTTCACTTTCTGACATATGTGAAAACGCCGTCCTGCAGTCCTTGATAATATCATTAAACGCCCTCATGCTACCATCGGCGTTAGTTGTTTCCACTTTCATTTTGCCGAAACTTTTACCTGCAAATTCGACCGTCCCCTGCAGACCGGTCATAATTTTCCGCATGGCTGTACCGGCGTTGGATGCCTTAATACCGGCGTTCGCCATGTAGCCGATATTTTCGGCGGTGTCCTCCATTGAGTAACCTAATGCACCTGCTATTGGTGCGCAATACTTGAATGTTTCGCCCATCATAGCAACGTTTGTATTGCTGTTTGACGATGCAGCCGCCAAAATATCCGCAAGGGTTCCGCTGTCTTTCGCCGTTTTTCCAAACGCTGTTAATGCATCGGTTACAATATCGCTTGTCAAGGCTAAATCTTCCCCCGATGCCGCTGCAAGGTTCATAATGCCTTCTATGCCGCCTAACATCTCCTCGGTTTTCCAACCTGCCATAGCCATATAATTCATAGCCTCGGCACTTTCACTTGCTGAAAACTTTGTCTTAGCTCCCATCTCCTTGGCTTTTTCCGTTAACGCCTTGAAATCATCACCGGTTGCGCCGGAAACGGCGGCAACCTTTGACATTGCGCTTTCAAAGTCTGCCGCCGTTTTTACTGCTGCCGTTGCAACTCCGACTATGGGAAGTGTAATAGATTTGGTAAGGGCGGATCCGGCGTTTGAAATAACTTTTCCGGCGTTTTGGATCTGCTTTCCGGCTTTTATCGCCTCATTACCCATGTTTTTCATGCTTTTAAGCACTTCCTGCGATGGTCTTGTAAAACCGTCTATAAACTGTATCGCCGTA